GTACCAGAGTTTTCCCCTGTTACCATTAGTTCGAGTTTTAAATCTGTAGAATAACTTGATGCCATATATAACTCCTAATAATTCATAATTTTAATCTTAAGCTGCTGCTTTGTCAACAACAGTCCAAGTAGTATTTGCGTTTGGATCAACTACTGCCCATGCATTTATACCCATTGTACCATTAGTTACAGTCGCTGTCACACCTGTAGGTATAATTAATTGACTTATTCCAGCAACTACATTGTTTAATTCTGTTGTTAATTCTTGACCAGAAACTTCTATAGTTACGTCTGTAAACGCATTTTCATCACCCTGTAATACCTCTACTTCTTGACCAGTTAAGCTTAAATTAGCATCTGCTGTAATACTTACATTTGCTACAGTGCTGTTTATATCTATTCCTGTAAGCTCAACTTCTACTGAAGGCACTAATACAGCATCATTACCTATTTCTATGTCAGTACCAACAGATTGACCCCATTGACCATCTCCCCAAGCTGTTTCACCCCAAGGCTGAGCTGAAGCTGTTGTAACTTGTACTTCTACAACTTCTCCACCAAAAGCATCTCCTGCGGTTACGTCTGCTTGTGAGCCATCAAAAGAATATGTTGCTTCATATTCTAATTGTCCTGTATCTCCATTAATAACATTTGTTGAAACTTCTACATCTGCATTAGCTTGAACATCTACTGAATTAACGGTTGTTGTAGCTTCTGCACTTCCAATTAAGTATTTAGATTCAAATGATAAGGAACCTAAATCTGGTGTAAGTTCTTCACCCGCAGGTTCTGCGACTATAGATATACCTGCTAATACATCGTTTACAGTAGCAGTTAATTCTTGTCCTTGAGCATCTATTTGTTGACCTATTGCAACAGAGGTATCTCCAATAGAAATTGTTTGTCCATCTCCAACTCCCCAACCACCGTCACTCCAAGCATTTTCGCCCCAAGCTTCGTTAGAAGCGGATGTTACTGGTACAATAATAAGTTCTCCAGCAAAAACTGAATTTACTGTTGAGTTTAATTCTTGGCCGAGTGGATCTGCTTCGACAGAAATACCTTCTATATAGTCACCAATGGTAATAGGACCTAACTGTTGCCCTGTAGGCTCTATAGTTACATCTGTAAATGCTGTTACGGTTTGTGTTGCGGAAGTAAGTTCTTGACCTGTTACAGCTGCTTCAGGTGATTTTAAATCACCCCATTCACCTGCTCCCCAATATTGAGTTCCCCATCCAGGGACTTGTTGAACTTCTACTGATCCTACTGATAAAGATAAAGTTGATTGGCCACTTACAGTTACAGATATATCACCGAGTGTTCCCCAGTTAGAAAATCCCCATGTCTGCGAACCCCAAGTGGCCATTCATAATCCTGCTCGTTATTAAGCGATTCTTAATATAGCGGCTGTAGATGTGAACGCTGGAAACTGAATAGTGAAAGTTCCACTTGTTGCAGTTTTATCTGATCCAAAATCTAATACACATACCGCTTTATTAGATTCACTTGTGTTGTAAATTAATGCTCCTCTAGCTGTTAACGTAACACCTGTAAAAGATAAATCATCAAAATCAACGATTGCTACACCTGTGTCTAAACCTACTTGTTGTGATTGTAGAACTCCTCCACCTTGAGAATATTCTCCTGAATCACCAACTTGTCCACCTGTACTGTCGCCAGGATATGCTGTTGTTGCTGCTGATAAGTTTGCTGTGTTTTCGTATAACGCTAACTTAAATTCGTCTCCACCACTTTCAAAATCGTGGATACCTTCTAATATTTCTTGTTTGAATGAATTACAAACTGCTTGTGCTATTGCCATAATTATTACTCCTTATAAATAATTTTAATTACCTTTATCAGGAGATGGTGCCTGTACTAATATTCTAGGTGTCCCATCCTGATATTCGTCTCTACGTCTTCTACCTACTTGTTCCAACGCAAAACCTTGCATAGCTACATTATACTTGTCTGAATACAGTTTGTACATATCTAAGGGTCCTTTTAAAAATCCATACGCCTCTACCAAAGTGCCGTAGAGTAATAACTCTGGTACATTGTCGGATAGATATGTTGTTGTATTTGTAGCTGACAAATGATCTGGAGTGTAAATATAGCTCAATTGTACATTGTAGGCTTGATCTGGAGTTGGAGCCATCAAAATAGTTGTCTCTTTCCACATCGCATAATATTTAGGTACTCCTGTAGCTCCTGTTGAATTATATTCAAATATAAAGCTAGTATCTTTAGGTTCTACGTATTCTTTGGTTGTAGGAGATTGGTTAGAATCTTCTACTAAAAATGATCTTACAATAATTGCTCTTCTAGTGGATGTTAACCCAGAACTAGATGTAGCATTTGGTAAATCTAAATAAGGTGAATTAGCGATTACACTAGCAGAAGCATACTCTCTAGCATAATCTGCATCAACTTCTCTAAAAATCTTTAATTCGGTATCTCTAATAAAATCTTCAATAATGGAATCAGTTAAAACATTTGAATCTACTTCTGTATAATCTCTAACTTTTTGTAATAATTCTGCGTATGTCATATTTATAATATTGTTATTGTAACACTTCCTGTATTACTTGTTGTACTTGTCCCTGTACTATTTGCTGTTTGAGCAGGAAAAGCTATTTCAATATTTCCTATGGATATTCCTGCTTGTCTTTTAGCATTCTCTACATCTGGTGATGTTCCTGGTTGCATACCATTAGATAAATATTGTCCAGGCCAGTATTGTAAATCAAGTGATGCAGTAATACTAGTCCCTCTTGATGTATCAGGTCTAGCTTGTTTTAAAGCTTGAGGATCGGCAGCATGATATTTAGGATCTAACTGAGGATGTTTTTTCTCGAACTCCGAATAATGGACAATAGAACCATTCCATTCTTTTACCATTTCTTGATAAGGAAACTGCATTCCTGATCTATCTGATATTGATAATGCTCTACTACCTTTTGCAAATCTTCCCATAATTTACCCCTGTGGAAAATAACTCTCTGGAGTTATAAATAAACTTGTTCTAGAACCATCTTCATCTAAAGCTCTTTTCATTTCATCTTCATAAGCTAATTTAAGAAACTGTAATCTTTCTGGAGAACGTTTCATAGCTAAATAATAAGCTAACCCAGAAATCATACATGGAATAAATCTGTAAGATACATCAGCAGTATTTGTATAAGCACCTGCATCTTCTATTCTGTTAATAGAATAATATTTTAAATAAGTATATGTAGATAAATCTGGAGTTTGGTATAAATAAATAACTGGTGTTGTCTGCCTATCTACATAGTATTGAGAAGGCTGTCCTTGAACACCTTTATTTGGTAAAGCGGCATAAGCTGATCTATCAATTTTAGATAAAGTTAAATCATTAGTGGTTGTTCCAGGAGTTCCCCCTGCAGTTGAGATATAAGCTTCTAATACATCACTAACATTTGTTGGTACTGTATAGTTTGCTTGACCTGCAACTAAAGCAACTTCATTTAAAGCTACTTTCCATAAATGCACACCTCTATTACCCCATTCTGAAAATAAAATATTTAAACTTCTTCTAGCTGACTTAATATCATGACCAGAATTAATTCTCATACCTATTCTCTCATAGGCATCTTCTACTATCTCATCGATAGATAAATCAAAAGATGTTGTGCCGCTTGTAGCCATTACTTATCTTTTTTCTTTTTCTTCTTATCCTTTTTCTTCTTCATCTCTTTACCGTATTTAGCTTTTTCGGTTTTAAGAGAAGACATTCTTGCGTATGCGTTTCCGCCACCTGGCATAGTTTTCATCATAGTGTTTCTCCTTATTTTAATAAATCGTTATAGTAACTTTTTAAAGATGGGTTACCATATCTTTTTCCGTCCATCTCAACATCAATAAACTTACCTGAGTAAGCTTCCGTAACTTTTTCTTTTTTGTTTTTAACAGGAGTCATTTGCTTTTCAATAGGTTGTGTATTACCTGAAGTTTTATAATTAATATAATCTTGAGGGGTAGCTTGTTGTGCTGCAGCTATTGCTTGAGCTGGACCAATTGCTGGAATTATACCTCCTGCAAATTTCTTTTTTACTGGCACGCAATTAGGAACACTTTTACTTCCCTTTTTTTTCATGCCAACCATTTCATAACCGTCCCAACAAGGACCTTGAGATTTCTTTGCCATTATTTACTCCTTTTTTGTGGCCACATTGCTATATTACTCCATATTGAAGGTTTTTAGCCTTTTGCGGTTGTACAACTTCTTCGATTGTACCACTTTTGGCTTAAACAGTAAATGTAGTAGAATTCTTTTTATTGGGTTTTTTAACTTTAAGCTTCTTCTTTTTTTCTTTTTTTGCCCCACGTAATTTACCATCTATTTGTTGAGCCATTGAGGATCTTGATATTGTCATACTAAATCAACTGCCTTTCCTATTATTGGTTTATATTTAGTTTTTTTATCTTCTTTATAAGCTCTCATATACTGTCTTCTTGGATTAAATTCAACATAAGATGCATGTACCCATCCACTATTTGGTTCACCTGGAGTATAGTATTCAAGAATCAGCTGATCTGTTTCACAGTATTTATATACCCAATCTGCTAGTTCCGCATTATCTACACCTATTACTTCGAAATCTGCGGCTTCAGCTTTGGCATGCTGTGAATTAACAGAGCTTCCAATAGCTAAACATAATTCAGGGGAACGGTATCCGCTAGTCACCTTTACCCTACCGAATTGATCACGTACTGGTTGAAGTACTCTTTCGCAAAGTAGTTTTAGTTTTTCTATTTGATCTGCATTAGGATTATTATCAATCCCTAATCGTACCGCAGTGTCCGATTTAATTAGCTCTTGAAGAGTAAAATTTCTGGAAAGGTTCATTATTTCGGTTGAATAATTTTATCTATACTATAGCTTCCATCTACGTTCTTGTAAAGCTCAGCTTCTACTTCCCCACACATAAATTGTTTATTTTTCATATCCATATTTCTTGTGGCTTCTCGTTTCATTTTAAGACAAGTAGATAAACTGTCTTGTATTCTATGCTCAACAAGCTCACCATTAATAAAC